CATAAATCTATCCTCTAATAATTGTTTTTTCTCCATATCGTTCCTGGTATTCGTCGATGTAACTCATTAGTTTGACAAAGAATTCTTTCTTAGGTGGAAGCACCTTAACTTGAGTTTCGCCGTTTTCACAAGCAACGATGGTTACAAGTTGTTTTACACTCAATCCGTATAGTTCTTGAAGCATACAAGCATATGCGGTTTCTTGAACAAAATAGTCGTAAAGATATTTTTCACGCTTAGGTTCAACAGCAGTCTTGAAATCGATGATGGATAACACACCGTCGAACTCAGCGATACAATCTACACGCCCTGCTAACTCAAGATGTTTTGAATAGAGCGCCGCTTCCTGTAAGTATATGTTATTTATACGGTCCAAAACATCCCGAGAATGCTGGAACATTAGGACAGGAAGCGGAAACTTACTATACTTTTTCAGATCAAGATCGTTATTGAAATAGTCTTCAACGATAGAGTGATATTTTGTCCCGCGATTAGTGGAGCGAGAAGAAATGTTGTTTGCTTTCTCCTCACCCACTCGCTGACGCCACCTAGCAATACCAGCAACCTTTTCGCGGTTGTTACTAATCACGGTGGTGACTGACGGAAACTTGAATCCTTCTGGTGTTAGATAAACACGCTTACCATCCACCATCTCAGCAGACATTTCAACTGGTGTCAGAGCACCAACATGATTAAACAACTTCATAGACCAAGATTGATTTTGTTAATAATATAAGATTTGACTAGTCCAGAACGGACAATATCATCAATACCGAATTCAACTAAAGAGAACTCAGGCATCGCTTGTAGGATACGCTGGAAGTCTAAGATACCAGAGCGTTCGTTGATCTTTACTAGATCAGTCTGGGCAGCATCACCACAGAATATGATCTTAGTATCCTGACCCACACGAGTAATAATACTATCAAGTTCGTGGAAGTTCAGGTTCTGACACTCATCAATAATAACAATAGAGTTATCAAGAGTGGTGCCACGAATGAAGCTTGTGCTCCAGAAAGAAATTGTTTCCTGTGCCTTGAGGTTATCATACAACATATCGTATGAATTGTCATCTGGCATTTCAAACATGGATTGAACCATGTTCTTGTATGGAATCTGATAGAGAGAAGACTTATCCTCATGGTCTCCAGGGAGGAAACCAATCTCTCTAGTGGCAACCAGAGAGCGAACAATATAAACCTTCTCATAAGGAGTGTATTCATTCAACACATCCGTGAGTGCCTTGTAGAGAGCAACGAATGTCTTACCAGTTCCTGCTACGCCATAGGCATAGATCATTTGTCCCTTGTCCCACTCATCAAACATAACTTGTTGATTATGAGTAAGTGGTTCTACAGGGATCATGTATGCCTCATCAATAGGCTTACGACGCTTCTTCTGCTTAGAAGTCATACCTTGTCCTGGTGCTTTCTGTGTCTTCTTTCGTACTGGCATATCAGTTATACTTTTGAGTAATACTATCGTTTGTTGGTGCTTTGGGAGCAATTTTGTTCTTCATAATATCGTAGAAACCTGGATGGGTTTTTGCCATCCTAGAGTACATGTCCCCAACCTCGCCAGATGAAGGACATGTAGATGGATCACTCCAATCTCTAGTCCAATCTGGATTATCTTGTTTCCACTGGTCCCATTCAGTAACAGACATCGTTACTTCTTTTTGTTCACCAGTTTCCTTGTTAATAACAGGGTATGTCGGCAAAATTTAACCTCCTAAACTATATGTTTGTATGCCGAATTTATAAAATCCAGTCTTCATTTACTCCCCCAAGTGCCTCTCCACAAATAGGAAATTGATCTACAAAAATCTTTTTACATTCTTTGGCGATAATCATATGTTCTCTCTGAGTTCCAGATTTTTCTCTCAGTGCAATATATGTAATCCAAGAACGCACAGAGCCAGTCATGTAGATTTTTGTTGGGGTTGCTAGTGGTAGGACGAATCTCGCGCATTCTTTAGCAACTCCTTGGCGAATGAGTTCATTATAGAGATCCATCGCTTCAGCGAAGTGACGACTAATGTACGCTTGGAGATCCTTTTTTGTGGATTCAGGGATATCATCAATAGAATTCTGTCGGTTTTTGTGATCTTGACTGCGGAGATCTGGAATAGGAATACCACTCTCCAACCAATTCACATCAGCATAACGTTGTGAAAACTCTTGATATGTGAAGGATCTATGACGCAAAATCTGAGCTGCAATACCACGATTGGTTTCAATCTCTAGGGTCATGTGTGCCTGTTCGAAGACAGACCAGTGCTGATGCTTGATACAGTATTTCAGCAGTCCTGCAACGTTAGGATTGTCCTGGTTCTGTGGGTTGCTCACCCTCGCTACGTACCCCATCGTCTGTTCCGCTTGTGGCGTTACTGACACTAGTTTGACTGATCCATGTTGTTGCTTCATTCTTGAATCCTTTACTCATCATTTCACGTTTGCGTTGGAGATCTTCTTTCGCAGAGCGTAGTGCTCTTTTCATATAAGCGATCTCTTCGTTAGTATACAGCATCGGGTTCTTTTCCGCAAGCTTGATTGCTTTCTTTGCTGCTTTGATTGTATCTTTTATTCTCATAGGTGTTTCTCTAATCCGCATATCCGTCGTCGTCATCTACATCCTGGTAGTATCTGTCTTTCCTATCATCAAATTTATAGGACTCGGGATCTGAATACACTTCAGATTCTAGCAGATCTACCAGAGATTTTAGATTTCTGACGATGAGTTTGAGTTTGTCTCTGTCCATATGTATGGTATCGTCTGTCAGAATATTAGCACAAAAAAAGGCACCCGTCAAGGTGCCTTTGGTTTATTTAATTGATGCAAGTTGTGCGTCTTTCTGTCTCCTCTCCTTCTCAATCTTTAGTTTGATTAGATGAAGATGATTTAGAATTTTCTTCGTGTCAGACATGATAGATTGCCTCCTTAGTGTCAGCATTCATAGTCTGGATTGGGTAGTAGTGATGACCACGATAAACATGGTCTTGAATATCTACCTTACGATGCCATGAAAGAAACTCCTTCTTAGGTGCTTCGGTATCATATTGGCATCCACGATAAGTGACTTTAGCCATTGGGTTACTCCTAAAAGAATGGGATTATTGCCCCGTTCCTTCAGTCGTTTGCGTCTAAGAAGCATCCTTTCTTAGTGACTTGTTTGATTTCCCAAACAATATCATTATTCTGTTGTGTATTCAATTCAAGGTGAGTTACTACCCGACCAATAATAAACTGTGCTTGTAAGCACGTTAAGAATAGTGCTTCCATAGATGAACGATCCGTTCCGCGACTTACTTGCGTTCGCTATTCGGAAATAGCGAATGAACGTATATCTAATTATACCACAAATTTTGTAAAATCAGATACACTTTATAATTATTTAATTTCCTGCGAGGTAGAAGGCATCTCCTCTAGCACGACACACTCTCTTTACTTGTGCGTCATACGTTGGATCTGGTCCATCAGTGATAAGATTTTTAACAAACTGCCAAGCATCTTGATACTTTACAAACTTGAATACCCCATCATATGTCTTCGCAGACACGAGGACACCATCACTAAGTTGTAACTTCATAGTATGCCAGACATTTTCTTTTGTCTTAGTGTAAAAGATACACCATTGTCCTCGTGAATCTGAGTTCATTTCTTTTTCTTAGATGGTTGTTGGATACCCCATAGTTTGGGATTTACTCTACCTTCAGTTTGTTTGAAGCTGATAAGTCCTTCTCTATATCTGTCCCAATAATGGTCAAATATATCAGTCTTTTTATTGCAGATAACGATGTCATGACATATTCCATTCCCATCATCATACTCTACAAGGTAAGCAGTATATGGTAAAGATCTGTCTTCTGCTAAAGATGGATCACAATTTTGATGGAGAATTCTTACACTCAACTGCGACCTCCCCACTTGATCTGGGGAAATGCTTCCTCCACACACTGCTTAGTGATCTTCCAACGCTTGCCGATCACCTTGTCCTTCATCAGACACAAGACTTCTGCTTCACCCTTATGTAGACCCTCTAGCAGTTGAATGAAGAGGGTCTCACGGCGAGTCTGGGAGATGTTAGCACCACCTTTGAAGAAGAGATAGAGCTTACGATACTCATGAATGAGTTTTGTATGCTCTGTCCCCTCTGGCGCATCATTTTTGGTGTAAGGAACTTCACCATCTGGCAGCATTGATACAACACTTTCGTCAAAGTTAGCAATCAGAATTTGCCTGAGTGCTGGACTGTTGTACTCCTGTAAAAGTTTGATCTTTTCTGCTTTAGTTTTAGCGTTGCTTACTTTTTGTAGCACTTCATGTAGTAATAATTGCATAACCTAATTGGTGTCGTATGTGTATTTATTCGTCGTCATATTCGTCGTCATCATCAATGAAACGAACTGACAATAGTTCTTCGTTGATCAGGTATCCTTCTCCATCTAACATTTCTGGATGAATGCTTTCCTGCTCCAATTTCCCATACATGAATTCATGTAGCTTCTCGTTTGCTGTCCAACCAGCAATCACACCAACGCATAGAAAAATAAATGAAACTGTTGCTGAGAAGTAAACGATTGTTGCTTGTGCCATGGTTCAACTCCGAACTCTAACTTTCTTTCTTGTCCCACCAAAGTTCTAAGTTGAAGTAGACTCGTCTCTTTAGGAGGGTAAAAAACTTTGTGATAGCAAACCCCCTAGAGGGTTTTTCTTCTTTTTCTTCCTTCGGTTTAGCCCCCCTAAGCATGAGCTCCACACCTCTATTTATTTTCATATCAAGATCTTTTTGATGATACTAATCCTTTCTGAAGGAATAATTTTGCTGTCTCTACAAGTCCTCCAACTATTTCTCCATCAATAATAACATATGGATAACCAGTAACATGTGGGTATTCATTAAGAAATTCTTCTTTTGTTATATCTTCACCCACAGTTAGCATTTGATATTCCACATCAGCACGAGAGAATAATTCTTTAAGTTTCTCACAATAAAAACATCCTCGTGTTGTATAAGCTTTAATTTCCATAAAAAAAGAGGGTCTTTCGACCCCCAGTATATCACGCTATGTGTATGGTGTCAACCAATAACAGGTGCAGTGAGTGCCACAGGAGTTGCATCAGCAGCAGCAAGATCGAGAGGGAAGTTATGGGCATTTCTCTCGTGAAGTACCTCAAAACCAAGATTGGCACGGTTGAGAATATCAGCCCAGGTGTTGATCACTCGACCATCCGAAGATAGTAGAGACTGATTAAAGTTGAAACCGTTGAGGTTGAATGCCATAGTGCTCACACCAAGAGCAGCGAACCAGATGCCTACAACGGGCCAGGCAGCAAGGAAGAAGTGCAGCGAACGTGAGTTATTAAAGGAAGCATATTGGAAAATAAGGCGTCCGAAATAACCATGAGCGGCTACGATGTTGTATGTCTCTTCTTCTTGTCCGAACTTGTATCCGTAGTTCTGGGATTCGTTCTCAGTCGTTTCACGAACGAGAGAAGACGTAACCAGGCTTCCGTGCATAGCACTAAAGAGGCTGCCACCAAATACCCCAGCCACACCAAGCATATGGAAAGGATGCATGAGAATGTTATGTTCTGCTTGGAAGACGAGCATGTAGTTGAACGTGCCCGAGATTCCGAGAGGCATTGCATCACTGAAGGAACCTTGACCGAAAGGATAGACAAGGAACACTGCAGAAGCAGCGGCAACAGGAGCAGAATAAGCAACACAGATCCAAGGACGCATACCCAGACGGTATGAAAGTTCCCATTCGCGTCCCATGTAAGCATAGATACCAATCAGGAAGTGGAAAACGACCAATTGGAAAGGTCCTCCATTATATAGCCATTCGTCTAGCGATGCTGCTTCCCAGATGGGATAGAAGTGAAGACCGATAGCGTTAGAAGAAGGAACAACAGCACCAGAGATGATGTTGTTACCCCACATGAGAGAACCAGAAACGGGCTCACGGATACCATCAATATCAACTGGAGGTGCTCCAATAAAAGCAATGATAAAACATGTAGCAGCGGCGAGAAGTGTAGGAATCATCAAGACCCCAAACCAACCAACATACAAACGATTGTCAGTTGAAGTAACCCAGTTACAAAATTGTTCCCAGGTGTTAGTAGAGCGTTGTTGTGAAAGTGTAGCAGTCATTGTTTTGTAAAAATAGTAAGACCATCAGGGAAATGGTGGAGTTACTATGCTCCCGCCACCCTCAGGCGGGATATGAGAGACGGATTGGTAGCCCTGCCTAGTCTCGGTCAAGCGGCAGGGGTTCGAACATGTTACAAACTCTTTAAGGTTCGTAACATTTGTTCATGTATTTATTGTAGCAGGTGGTCGGGAATCCGTCAAGCCCTGAAATTTGAGTATTTCTACTCATTTAGAAAGAGGCATCCCCGAACTCGTAGGTAGTATAGCATGGTTGGATCTCCCAGCGCAACCAATCCACCTTGCGATCTGCGATCATTTGTTCCAGTTCATCAACTGTCAGGGAGTGCTGGACGACCTCGTTAGATCCCTTCTTGTAGATGTGAAATAGTTGTCTATCTATCATATTCTCCTTTGAACTCAATAAAAAGGGACCTTTCTGTTAGTTGGCAGAGGTCCCTTTGGCTTGCACCGACGATATTCAGTTTTTATTTAGGCGGAATAATAGTATATCCAGCACGAGTTAATGTATCAATACATTTTTCAATACTTAGCTCAAAGTTATACCAATTATCTTCTCTAGTAGACCACCTCAAATTTTCAACTCTATTATCGAGTTTATTTCTATTAATGTGATCTACAACTGGAAGGTTATCTAGATTTGGAATCAGTTGTTCTGCTATAAATCTATGAACTTGTTTATTTACTCTTTTTCCATCAACATACATATCGAATTGTAAGTATTCTTTTTTGTAATGTTTTGATGGATTCAATCTTGTGCATTTATATTTCGTTTGATTCCAAACAGTGCCATCTGGGCGAGCAATATAAGTTTTTACACACTCACCCTTTTTTCTACCTTTCGCCATAAGACCTGTTATTATTCAATATTATTTATAATAACAGGTCTTTAATACTGGTATTTAAAAAATTCCTGGCACAATTTGCCCAGTAGTCATGTAGGTGCCAACAGCGATGACGAAACCGAGCATCGCTAGACGTGCGTTGAGGATCTCTGCCTCAGGGGTGAAACCAAATTTCATAATAGTTCTCCTTAGTAATGTTTGTGAAGTTTAGGGGCAAGGTAAGGACGGTTGAAAACTTGTTTGAATGACATAGTTTTCAGTTCTTCTTTTTGTTCTGGGGATAGAGAACCCCAACGAAGACGGGCGAGTAAATTCTTAAGCATTATATGGATGTTTTTGTTTCAATTCAGGATTAGGATTACAGATTAGTTTTTCTTTTACAGGTTTGATGACAATAAACTTGTCATTCTTCAAGGTGCCCGCAACTTTTACTTCAAGTTCTAGACCATTCCAGTCTAGACTTTGGAGGGCAACAGAAAATTGCCCTAACATATCAGAACTCATAACGGAAAGTAAATTAGACTAAGAGTGAAGACCACAAAAATAATGACCACAAAGATCATCAAACCTACACCTGCCCATGGTAACCAGTCAGGCATAGGTTCATTATTGTGTTTCACAGGTTCTCTTCTTGCTCGGTCAGGATCACACAATCACTTGTGGGATATGCCACACAAGTTAGGACCCAACCTTCCTCTTGCTGTTCGTCATCGAGGAAGGATTGCTCCTCGTTATCTACGGTGCCAGAGAGGAGTTTTCCTGCACAAGCTGAACAAGCACCTGCTTTACACGAAGAAGGGAGGTCTACGCCTGCTTCTTCTGCTGCGTCAAGAATGTATTGATCGTCAGGACATTCAATGGTAGTTTCAGTGCCATCAGGGGATTGAAGAGTGACATTGTATGTAGTCATTAGTAAGTCTCGCAAATTTTTTCTACGGATGCTGCCAGTAGTACGAACCAGGCAACGCTTGTCATTGTAAAGAAAATCTCGGTCATTGTCAAGCCTCAAAAGATACCAAAAAATAGTTTGCCAGTGATAGCATACGAGATGAGACCAGAGACCACACCCATCATCGCCCAACGACCATTATACATCTCGATGCGCTCATAAGGTGTCATGAGACCCTTGGAATGGTAATCCTCTACTACCATCTGGGGCTCCTTTGCCCACATATTTTGTTGTCCATATTCATTAGTTGTGACTGTCATGTGTTTTGTAACGAAGTGTGACAACAGTATATAGCAATTGTAAAGATCTGTCAAGCTTGATGAACCCGACTGGCATTTGTCTATCCTCAGCTGAAGTCTGTATTTCCTTGTCCGAACACCTTGATTACACCAGAGTTGTCTCGGACAATGACAAAGGTAAGAATATCAGTATTTGATGTAGCAATTGGTGGAGAACCACCAGACCATTGGACACCATTTGTTACTGCAGTTCCATCAACACTACATGCATCCCCATATGTAGCAGCATTATTAGCAGAAAGAATTAGAGTAAGAGTTTTGGATTGTCCATTACTCAAACCAACACCAGTAAATGCCCATTCATTGATTGCTTGTGTAGCAGGAGCACCTAGAATAGTATTAGCGCCCTCTAGATTGATAGTAAGAACGTTTGCTGATGGAGTAAGTGCAGTAGTGTAACTATTGAATACCTTTTCAGTGATGACACCACCAATAGTTACGAATCCATCGACTATAAGATTTTGTAATGTACCAACAGATGTTAGGGAAGAATTTACAACCGTAGGTCCTAATGTTGTAGAATTCAATGCAAGTTGATTACCGATAACAAACTTTTTGCCAAAAGCAATTTCAAGGTTCTCTGTCATCACCCAGTATTTGTCTGTTCTTGAGTGATCATAATAAATTCTCTTATCAGTAGATCCCTTGACACGAATACCACCTTTATCTGCTGTTAGATCAGTAGCTCCAGGGGATGTAAATGTTGCTGTACCATTACCACTAACAGAAGCAGAAAGAAACGCAGTGTTTTCTGTAATCGATACAATAGTTGTTCCATCAGGAACACTTATTCCACCTGTGGCAGAGTTCACTTCCATACCAGGAATCAATCCTGATGTTGGAGTAATTTGAGTAATCTGAGAACTTCCGTTGGTAGTTACTGCTTGGAAAGTAGTAGGAATAACAGACGCAAGTTCAATTTCTTTGTCATCGATCTGGATTACATTTGAGTTGATGGAGGTTACAGTTCCGTTTACAGTAAGATTACCACCAATTGTAGCATTACCAGCAACATTTATTGTTGTGGCAGTAGCATTTCCTAAAATAGGATTGCTTAGGGTTGGAGAGGTTAGAGTTTTATTTAACAGTACTTGTGTCTCATTTTCAGTTACAAATCTATTCCCAACAGATCCATCAAACGATCTCCAGTATCCCCCAGCATTGTACCACTGAAGTTGTCTATAAGAAGTTACGTTATCAGACTCGTCAGTAGTAAGGTTGATTTGTATACCACCATCAGACGCTGCTAAACTAGTTCCCTTTCTAAGTTCAATGATATTATCTTCAACAAGCAATGTAGTTGTATCGAGAATTGTCTGCGTTCCTTGGACAACTAAATCTCCACCTATAGTAACCGTTGAACCATTATCTTGAATAAGACTATTTGATATTTGATTGTTTCCAGAGTCCCATTTTAGTACAGTATTTCCACCGAAGTTAGCGTTATTTTTCAGTCTTATATCGTTAACAGATTTCTCTATTCCACCCGACGTAGTAATAAGAGCACCAGTATCACTATTTACTGAGTCGATAGTAATTGTTGTTAGTCCAGTTCCAAGATCAGTGCTTTGTGATAATGTAGTAGCACCAGACTGTACAAATCTAAAATTTCCACTAGATAAAGTAGCGTTTCCAGTCGCAATCTGTGTGATTGTATTAACAGAACTATAGGTGATAGTTGAATCTCCGTTTCCATCAACTCCCTGTGCTACTGAAGTAGCTCCATCAGATAAAAATGTAAAGTTACCAGAAGATAAAGTTTGTCCCGCCGTTGCTCTCAATTGTGTAATTGTATCAGTGTCCTGACCTGTAATAGTAATTGTACCACCAGACTGAGAAACCGTTGTATAGTTTCCAGCGGCAATAGTAATAGCACCAGAAACTGGAGATCCACCAGTTCCAGATTGTACTGTAGTGACAGTATTATTATCTACCACTGTTCCAGCAAAAACAATTGAGTCTCCCTGTCTCGTTACCTCTAGAGACAATGCGTTGCTACCCACAGGAACAGATGCAGGAGTTCCAACAGCAAAAGTTACAGAATCATTTACACCAGCACTAGAAGTAAGGGTTAAAACTTTTTCATTTATACTTCCACCATCACCAGCAGCAATTTCATATGTAGTATTATCATTTGGAGTAGTTGCAAACTCACCAAGTGATACAAAAGTTCCATTTATATTGATACCAGGATTTACTAGAGCAGTGTTTGGTATGTTTGTAATTGTGTTTAGTGTTCCTGAGATTAAACAACTTTCAAAAACTTTATTAGTTAAAGTTTGTTTTTGGTTTAGATAAACATTACCAGGAGATCCCCAAAATACATTAGATCCATCGCTAGTAAGATACTTTCCCGCTCCAGTATCACCACTGACGACAATACCGTTGCCAGTCAATTCTAAATTGTCGCCTGCTACAAGTTCTTCAATCCTTTGCGAAACATCATTGACAATCAGCGGAAAACGATCAGCCATCTAACTCTACCAAATTGATACTAGTGCTCTGGATTTATTTATGCCTGATGATAAACACTGGGTCTTGGAAATGTCATACCAGTTGTTCTCTGTCCTTTGGTCTCAATTATATAACCAGAAGAAGATCTTGGATTTTCAATATGAAGATATTTGTTTGGACTACCCTATGGTAAGCGGGCGATCGGGTTCGAACCGACGACGAACTGCTTGGAAGGCAGCCATTCTACCACTGAATTACACCCGCGAGGTGGGAGGGTGTCACTCCTCCCATGCTAGGCTCGCCACCTATTTTAGTTCAGATGCAAAATAGGAAATCAACCACACGGAAGGGGTTCATGAAATATTGAAAGAAAAAATTATTCTTTCAATATTAGTTTCGCAAGGAAGAACTTCGTGATATAAAGGTCCAGGAAATATAATTAAATCTCCCTCAACTATCTTTAAATCGATTGGTTCTTCTGTGTAAAACACAGTTGGTTTATGAACTTCGGGATCATAATTTGCGTAGAAAACGCCAGACCACTTACATCCATTATCATGATTATGCTTTGGGTGATAATCACCATTTACATATTTTTGATACCAAACATGCTTTACATCACCAACGTTTAATCCAGACTTATTCATAATATCAAAAGTTGGAAGTATTAATTCAAGAAATTCCGAATATACTTTTTCGTTGTATTTAACAAAATAGCTTGTTGTACAACAACGCTCACCTTCAACATTTTTAGGAATGCTAGAAGGAGTAGAAAGAACCTTTGCCAAGATTTTTTCCTTAGAAGATTTCCAACTTTTGATATGAAATTTAAAAATAGGTATGGAAATATTCATGACAAATTAAAAATAGCCCACCACTATATTTTTAACTGGAACATAGAAACCAGGCGGGGAGAGTATCCCATCCGCACCACCAATTCTTATGGAAAAATTGGAAACCTACTTTGTCTCGGAAACAAAGCTATTGATGATATCTGCTCGTTCTAAAACTTCACCTAGTGTTGGAAAATTCGGATATTCAAGTTCTTGTTTTCCAACATGTTGGTTCCATTCCCTAGCAGTATCATATTTCACACAGAACTCATCGTTCAACATATTATATGATTGCTTGAAAATTTCAAACCGAAGTTCATAAGGTGTCATAGGTATTCTCCTAATTTGTGTGTATGTGTGTAGAAGGGGGGATCACCCGACCAGGGCGCTTTTTACGCCATCCCGAGGCGTTGGGTCATTTGACTCCACCAGGGCACTGTTTTCAGTCAAGTCCGAGACTAATTCGATCATTTGGAAAATTAATGATGGTATCTCCGCTTGGAGGAGGAGTATTGAAACTGATTGTGTCTGGACTATTTAGATATTCCGAATTCAGTTCAAAATTGTATTGTTTCCAACGCTCACCCCACTCATCAACCTTATCAGTAGTTCGGATACTGATGTTACCAGAATTGTCTAACCACATGTCCCCAGGTTTGGGATCAACTGGGGTAGTGAGGAGAATATCCTTTACACTACCCAGAGCTTCATAGAGTTGAGTGAGGTAGGTGTCTTGCTTCTCAGCAAGAGCGTTGATGAGTG